TGCTATAATCTCTTTCTGAGCATCCTCAAGCATCTGTTCGATTTCTTTTAATGTTTTTGCCATATCAATTAGTCCTCCTTCGATACAAAGATATTAGATTTTAAGATACAAAATGGACGAACCCCGCGGCTGCAGCCGAAGTTGATGTCGTTGATGCTGCCCGACGGAGCCACAACGGCTACAGAATATTTCCATCCTCTTTCCGGTGTTGACCATGGTGTACATGTCCAATACCAATCAGGCAAGTCTTTATTAACAACTAAATTATTAAACATTCTTGCCTCGTCGAATGTAATCGGACGCACTTTGCACGTGAGATCCCCATAATCCTGCATATCGACAGACTTAAGTGAGATGGTATGCGCAACAAGATTATTTCTCCCGAATTCTCTTTCAAACACACTTGTAATTTCCACATCAAACATATTTCTCAGACTCGATTTCGTATAATCGCAGGTATTATCGTCGAACTTGACGGATTCTATGTATGGATTTTCCATGATCACTTTCGTGCAATCGGCATCTTGCTCCAGCACAATAAATGGGCCAAATCCTTTTTCAGACGTAAATCTGCTCCCCGGCGCAAGCTCTGATAACTGCACTCTTTTCTCATTCTGCTCTTTCTCTTCCAGCTCCTTGACGAGCTGCCTTGCAAGATCTAATTCCCTACTCATTTATTTTCCTCCTTTTTAGTAATTATCCGATCAATCTCAGACACCACCGCCGTCAGAATTTCAATCCCAAACTGCGTATGTCCGAATTTTTCATTTAATTTTTCAGAATCGCTGATGAACTTCTGTATCTCTTCGTCAGTGGATGGAAGATTTTTCATTGCAGCATTCATTAATTTCCACGATTCTGTAATAATTTCATATCTTTTTCGCCTTTCTTCATCAGTCATAGCAAACTCCAATCAATACCAATTTTTAATCAAATGGTATTTCCATTTGGTCGGCATTCGAGAAGCCATCGTCAACCTTGTTCCAGCCGTAAATCTTGTTCTCAGCCTTCTCGTTTTTCAAGCGCTTACTTTCCGTTTCGTAAAACAGTGGAACGAAAAAGTCCTGCGTTCCTCCGTCTCTGTCTTTCGCGATCTCGATTACATTAGATGCCTGATAGATGCGATCATCATCTTTCCATCCAAACATCTGTTTACTCAATCTTCTAAAATCATTATTGACTCTGTGAACAATAAAAGCATTGTCAACAGCATTGGCCAGATCACCGGTACCGGAGATATCATCAAGCCTTAAAAATCCCATTGCTTTTCGTGGATGCGCAACGAACAGAATGTGAATATCTTTCCTCTTCGCAAGGCGTTCCAAACTCAACACGAACTCTGACTGTGCATCCCATTTATTGTCTCCAAGATCCGTAATATTGAAAGACATAAGATTGTCCAGAATCAACAGGTCGAGATGCTTCTCGTCTATCATCTTCTCGAATTGCTCGAGTATTGCTGTATAGTTGTTTCCGTACTCGTTGTTGTACAGCCAAAAATGATCTCCAAGCCATCCGGCAATCTCTTTCTGATATTTTCGATTAACGTTGTAATATCCATCGAATTGCGTCGGCTCAACATACCCTTTTCCTGCTGCCTGCAAATTCATCCACCGCATGAAATTTTTCGCTGAAAGCTCACCGGAAAACACCCCTGCATTGTTACCGGAATCTATACAGTCCAAGCATATTTCTGAAATCACAGAACTCTTTCCACTCGCCCTAAGTCCGGACATGACTGAAACATATCCCTTTTTGAGTCCTCGCATTCTGCGATCAATGGATGAAATTCCCGTCCGAATGAACGTCTCTTCCTTCACTGGCATATTCAAGATATCTTCGGCGGTGTAGAATACTGGCTTACCAGCTTTAGCCTCTATCTTTTTCTGCTGAGGTTTTTGCTTCGCATAAATTCTACGTTCGTATTCCTTCTTCCGTTTTTCGTAAGCATCAGGCTCATAAAGTATACGGACATCTTTCCACGTTTTATCCGAGCATGAATTGTGGAAACAATGAAATCCAATGGCTCCAGTTCTCGACTGAAATATGCAAGCGTCCTTGCCTTTGTGGTTGCTGTCGAACGGGCAGCACTCCAATATGTATTTGTTCCCGTCTGCATAACTCGACTTCCGATACCGCAATCCGTATTTATCCATCCACTCCTCCAAATTGAAATCTCGAGGCTGGTAATTGTTATAACGCTGCGGCTTTTCCTCTTTCGGGTACAGGTCGCATAACTTGTTGATATACTGGATGTCAGTTGGCTTTATTGTTTCCGGATATTTCAGCAGATAACTCATTCTGTGCGGTCGTTCGGATGAATCCGTTCCCTTCTGTGCTGTAGTCCCGTACAGCTTGCATACACGCGATGGGTTGAAGTTTTTCATATCAACGTCAATCTCATCATCGGAGAACAACATGTTGAGCGTTTTAAGCGCATTGTTTAGTAACGTCTTATTGTCCGCGGAATTCAACAGCCGGACGCTATACAGAAGATGTACACCGTTTCCACTAAACCCAAGCACAGGTTCTTCAAATCCGATATTTTTCATGAACTTGTAAAGCTGGTTCCCTTTGGCCTTTGCTTTTTGCACCTGGTCATCCGTAGAAGATGTCCCTGTTGGTCTTATCGGATCCAGATCCACCATCAACCAGTTATAACCAACGACATCATTATCACTTGTCGTTGCCTTTGGATTTCTCTCGAACCTGTTCTTCTGAGTGCGATCATAACAGGCATCATTCAGAGAATTCAAAGTGATATAAAAGTTGCAATCTGCAAATTCTCGAATACCGTCCATCGCTGAAATTAAACTGTCCGCATCTCGAAAATAACCGCTGTACATCGTCTTACTGCCATATATCACGCGAACCTCGAACAACTGTCCCTCTGGCTTCATAACGCTTATTGCTTTGCGTATTTCTTTCTCGTCAATCATTATTGCCATCCATCATCATCTACAGTCTCAGTATTGGGAACATCATTGTCATTGTTCCGGTTGTCGTAGTTCCCTTCGAGCACCTTTGGGAAATTATTTGGGAGTACAAACCAGTCAAACTTGATAAACCATCCCCTCTTGTTCTTCCCCTGCAGAAAATCGCTGTCTCTAATCCTCTCAATAGCCATCAAAACATCATCAATGCCATACTGCTTAATTCGTGCTTTCAGGCTGTCATATCTCTTGGAACCTTGTACAATTCTGGTTACTTTAGGGATTCCATATTGAGCGAGCTGATTCCATGCTTGAATGACGCGTCTGACTTCTGTCGGACAAACTGATTCTTTAGAATCAGTATTATTATTATCTGTGTTTATATCTGTGTTTATATCTGGTATAGGTTTGCCCTCTGGGGCACTTCCATTTGCCGTTTCGGGCAAATGGATTTTCCCATTTAGTAAAATGGATTTTGCCTTTTCGGTAATTGCATACCACTTAGTTCTGTCGTATTGCGATTTGTTATAATTCCCGGTTTCGATCAATCCCTCACTCTCCATCTTGTCAAGGGTTGACCTGATCTTCTTTTGTGACATATATGGGAATAACTTCTTCAACGCCTCGATGCTATTGAATGTCCAGTATTTTCCATCAAAGTAATTGATGTCGTTCGCCTCGTTCTTACTGATCCAGAAATACATGTTATTCAAGATAACGGCGGTCTCAATTCCATATTGTGTCGCAATTTCAATATCGAATGAATGTTCCATGTCTACACCTCAATCCCCAATAATTCCAATGTCTTCCTTCCCGATTCTTTCGCCGTACAGAATGCGAATTCCACACCATATCGCTTATTCATAGTGAGCAATGCTTTCGCCAATCTGTCACCTCTTGTCGCTCCAGGATGTTTCTGGACTTTTTTATAAATCGGTCTTCCAGTCTTGTAATATCCAATAATTTCATCCGTTCGCCTCATGATGTCCAATCTCGGATTATGCCATTTAAATAAATCATCAATGCACTTAATACCAGCATCATTTTCGATTAACACATAAAGCTTGATTCCGTTGTTCTGAGCGAATACACATTCATCTCTGAATCTTGCGTGATCTTTTCCGCACACATCCTTGATGATTTCTTCAATGTCAAATTTAGTATCAACGCATACGTCATATGTACCAACGAAATCCATCTTTTTGATGTCAATATTACGGTTTGATTTACGCTCAATAACATCCGCAATCTTATCGTTGACAAGAACATAATCCCCTACTGGAAGCGGAACCCTTGTCACAGCAATTCCATGCTCCTCCCAGTATCGATTTTTCAATACATGCTTACTTTCCTTCTGTGCTTTGTCCTCAAGTAAATGCACAGGCTACACCTCCCTCTCGATTAAATTAGTGGTATTTTTAATCCGGGTTAAAATGGGAAGTCACCGTCAAGACCTTCTGGGACATTCAAAAATCCATCTCCGCTGCTTGTAGGCGCATCATTGGACTGATTGTGTTGCGAAGCTGATTTGCTCTCTGCAAATTCGTTTTCTTCAATGACAACGTCTGTTGTGTATACCTTTTGACCGTCCTTATTTGTATAACTTCCAGTCTGTATACGTCCCCTGATGATAATTTTCATACCTCTCCTCAGGTATTTTTCTGCGAACTCTGCGGATTTTCCGAATGCTACGCAATTGATAAAATCTGCTGTCTGATCTCCGTCTCTTTTGAATCTTCTATCGACTGCAAGAGTGTATTTTGCGATTGCTGTTGAATTCTGTCCCTGTGAGTATCTGATTTCAGGGTCTCTTGTGAGTCTTCCTGCTAAATTTACGCAATTCATATTTTCTCCTTCCGTGGCAGTTGCATACCACTCATATTTTTAAAATGGTTCTATATTTAATTCTGCTGTTAATCCAGCTTCAGTAATATAAACGTCTACATCGCAATCAACCAACCGCGATATTTCCTTCCAGAAGCGTGATATGTGCCCGTTTGAGTCACTTAAATGCATTAAGCCTATACTTCTTAGGCTACCGCTTTTATTCGCTTCTATGAGCCGTTTACACGTTTCCAGCTCCATGTGTCCTCTGAGTACATGTTCATAGTTTCCAACTTCTTCATGATTGATATAATCTTTCGAATAATTGCACTCGACCATGATGTGATTGATTTGGAATTTACTGAAATCATACGGACAATATTCAGCGTCTGTAATAAACAATAAACTTCCCAAGTCTTTGTGTCTGATCAGAAATCCGTCACACGGCGTATCGTTATGAGGGACAGAGAACGGAACGACTGAGAACTTGCCGATGTTTTCTTCACGCGTCCTTTTAAGGTTAGTTACTTTTTCCCCATAAATCGTTTCTATATCTTCTGCCACCTCGTCACTTGCATACATCTTGATTCCATACATGGCATAATCTTTAATGTATTTCGCGTGATCCGTATGTGCATGGGAAACCAAACATCCAACCACATTTAGCGACTGATAATCAATCGATTTCAGCATCTTTTTAGCTGGCGTTCCCGCTTCTATCAGCAATATTTCGTCATTCGATTGGAGCACATATCCATTCCCTGACGAACCGGATTCATTGCATTTTAGAATCATTACTGACCACCATCCTGCACTTCAGCCTCGAACACATCCTCGTCTACGACTTCCGCTTCAGACTCGATGATAAAATTTTTTGAATTTTCATTATCTTTGATTTCTTCCTGAGATGTCTTGTAAACATCGTCCATTTCCATCAACGACTGATTAGCAATGCTGTTCAGATTTTTTGGAAATTTGCGGATCGCATTATTTCGCATTTTACGAACAAACATCTGCTCCGGCGTATCAAGCCACGCAGCACTGATATAAGGTTTCGCAATTTCGCATTCCAGAATTTCTTCCAACGTATCACATTTGCGAACAGCTTCCATAATCTCGTCCTTTTTCGCCTTGATTTCTGCCTTCTGCTTGTCTGTGGCATCATATCTGTTTTTACAGATACCAAATGTCTCATTCATCATGTTATTGCGGATATGAGCCACCAAATTCACTCTTACGCTGTCTCTCTCAGCGATCAGATAATCAACACTACCATCGGAAAGTCTTACAGGATATACAACCCGAATAACCTTCTGCGATTCGCCTTTTTCTACCCACTCAGCAGGCTCAACAGTAACGCCTTTACGCCTTGGATATTTGAATTCGTCTCCTTCTTTGACGAGCCATACGGGGTATACATGCCGAATCCCATTACCGAATTGTCTAAGGAGTGCATCCCATCCATCGCCTTCAACACCCATCTCAACGCATTTCACGAATTCTCCGTTGATTTTTTTAGTTTGCAATTTGAAATAGCATTCTCGTGGGACTGCATTGGCGTTCAGCTTTAGACTTGCAGCCTGCGCAACAACCTCACGCAGATTGGATGTATTAATCTTGCTGATGTCAGTCTTGTCAGTGGACTGAGCAAGATGGTAAATGCTTGTCATTGCGTTCATTGCGCACTGTTTGGAATATTCATCGTAGACTACTCCACATACATTGAAATCTCTTTCTACAAGGCCTGCAATCGTGTTTGTCCAGTTGCTCAATGCCGTTGTGAATTCTTTTTTTGTAACTTCTGTTCCTGCCATCTACAGATCCTCCGCGATATCTTTCAAACCATTGACGAACTGATTGAGCACATCTTCGATTTTTCCATCAATATCCTTAAAATCCGACATTCTATCTTCTAAAGATTTTAAGGAATTGTTGCAAACTAAATTGATAAGTTCTGCAGCCCTTTCTTTGCTCTCTTGTTGCTCAACTTGCTCCCCAAAACTTCTAAGAAGAAATTCAAGTTCTGTTGCAATATGTGGGATGCTGCCTTCCAATTTAATTGAAAAACCATCTGAACGGTTTTTATTGATTACATTTAATTCAATCATCTTTCTACCTCCACTTTTAATTCACTGTCATTTGAGACGTTCAACAGAATCATTTGGCATCCAATCTCTGGGAGATTGCCTTCTGACAGTGCCTCCGCGTTATCGATAAACACTGGACAATTCACGTCGTACAGCACCGCCAAAGAGTGAATGATATCGAGTCCAGAAATGATTCTATGACCATTATTAAGCGAGCTATACGGAACGCCATTATAGGTACATTCGCAAGTTTCGCTCACGCCTCCGTTGATCTGATTGTCGAACAATTTGAAAGATACTTTATCAAACATCTTATTAACTGACTGAGAAATCTTGTCCATCTTTAATCGAACAAAATCTTCAACCATCTGAAGCATCTGTTCTGTTTTGGCAACTTTATATCCAACATCTTTCTGCTCTTTCTCCAATTCAGCGATTCGTGCTTTTACCTGTGAATTATCGGCTTTCGCAATCTTCACATCAATTTCTGAGATCATGTCACAAATAACACGCTTTTTCGCCTCAGTCTCAATCTTTCCCGTATCAGCTTCTTCAAGTACCTTGATTTCCGCTTCAAGCTGAGAAATCTTATTCATCATGTCCATATAAGCATTTGGATAAACGACCTCTTGAGCATTCAGATCATCATACATGCTCTTTGCTTTTGAATGAATTTCCCGTTTCTCAACTACAATTTTCTTCTTCTCATTCAAATCTTTTTCAAGATCGGAAATTTCAGCTTCATACTTTTTAATCGAATCAGAAAGTTTCTTTCCGGCTTCTGTAATCTCCT